TAATACTTTTTGCAGTATTTTCTCAATGCCTGATACATAATATTTTTCTGTGCTTGAAATTCGAGCAAGGTGTCGTGTTGCTCTTTTGTTCTAACTTTAAGCCTTATTTCATTATTTTTCGCATCAGGTATTTCTAAAGCATAAGGATTAGGATTGTCCTCATAATTGTAATTTTCACTTTCAGGAAATTTTTTAGTATTATAATTTGCAAAGTTATTTAAAGCACTTACCTCTTTCCAAAAAGTTCTGTCCTTAACAAATCTACACATATCCTCCTGTGTGCAAAAATAAAAAGGATTTTTACTGTCCTTTAAAAATTCATCAAAATACATACAAGCTATATATTTACCTTCCAATTCAAAATTGATCGGGCTATTTTTCCAATTATGATAATAAGGCTTCTTAACTTTGATAACTTCTTTAAAGCCGTCAATGTATGTATCTTCCTCTTGCTCTATATCAAAAGTTGTTTCTGCATTAAAACTATGTCTTTGAGTGGTTAATCCAAATTTTCGAAGCGTTGCTAAATCCTGATCACCAAAAACTTCATAGCACATTTTTTTAACAATCTCATGAGAAGTCAAACGTAAAGATTTAAAAGTTTCTACTTCCTCATCTAACTTTTTTCTCTCATCAGTTTTTGTTTGTAAATAGATACGACCATGCTCGTCAAGTATCTGAGTTCTTATATTTTGATTTAGTTTCATATTTCTCTCCAATAAATATTAATTGGGATATTATAGGAATATTTTTTTTAAAATGTCAAATAAAAAAAGCCCTCCAATATTTAGGAGGGCTTGTTAAAGTGGGAATTAATTATTCTATATATTATTATGTTATCTTTTCAACAAACTTCGCTAATTTTTCTAGCAACCATCTTAAAATCATTCTATTACAACCTCTTCTATTCTAAATTCTTCTATCTTAGTTTTCTTTGGTAAAATTTGTCCTTTTATCTTTCCCGTTATTTGTACTTCATTCATTCTCTCCCCATTCTTTTCAATTTCAACAATAGCACTTATTTCACTATCTGCTTTTACTTCATACATCTTGGAATAAGCTTCATATACATAAACTTTGTATTTACTTTTTTTCATCCCAAATATCCATTATCAAATCAACTAACTGTAATTTAATATCATCATATCTTTTCATAATTAAATCATCAGTTTGATTAATCTCAGCATCAGGATAAAAATGAGTAATTAAATTTTGCAATTGCTCATCCAGATCATCTTCATCAATTTGAATGTCTGCTCCGTCAATCATCTTTTCCAATGTCCTTACGATCTATTTCTTTTATCTCATTAACATCATATCTTGCTGTATCCAAATCTCTTACAACAATAGATCCTTCTGGATTTTCTTTTGTTTTAGCTAAAGCCTCATCAAAATCTTTAGCTTCAATTATATGTTCTTGCTTAAGAACTTTGTGCATTATTACTCTAAATGTTTTCATATTTTCTCCTATGTTAAAGTGCTAGACCTGCTAATGATCACAATGAGAAACAAGCCTAGCACTGTGCAAGTTAAGTTTGCTTTTTTTAAAGTGGTTGGAAAAACTTAGAGGCTACCTCTGAAACCAATCCACATATGGAGTGAAAAGACTTTTAAACGAGCAAACTTGCTAGTAGTTAAAAGCGAGGAGAAATTAACATTTGATAATCTGCTCATTGTAAAAGTATCGTGTTCTCTCCTTTCTAACTCCATATAAAAATTAGTATTATAACTTTATGGGATTGTCAAATAGAAAAAATTAATTTTCTTCTGAATTATTTTCAATCTCTTTCCATTCTGCATCTTGGATTAATTGATTTTCTTCTTTGTACTTTTCTAATTTCTCTTTTAATTCTTTCCTAGACATATTATCAAGACTTGCAGTGACTACCTCTTTACGATCAACATAAAATCCACCAAGCAAACCTCTTCGATACTCAGCATTAATCGCTGCACTAAACTGGTCTTTCTCAATAGCCAAATCTCTTAATCTTGCCATTTCTCTTGCGTGTTTCATAAAATCTATTTTCGCCGCCTGGGCATAATCTTTTGTGAGTTCATCAATATACTCTACAACACGAGGAAACATTTTAGGATTTTGTAAATTACAAGCTATCTGTGTTGCTGAATGTTCAGAATAACCAGCAAGTTTTGCACATTCTGTTGGTGTAGCTCTACCATTCTCTTTAACTAAGATTTGAGCAAAAGACCTTTGCCTTCTGGTCAATCCGTCTTTTTCAATTATATCACCATGATTTTTAGCCATCACATTCACAATCTTCTTCTATATCTAACCCACATAAAGGGCAAAAGTCAATAATTTCAAGCATTTTAATTTTTCCTAAAGTAATGAGGTAAGGCTAAAGTATTGGCTAGGTAATGCCTAAAACTATTGAAATATATATATAATATATACATCATTACTTGATTACGTGAAAAAAATGAAATGAAAAAATTTTTTATATAATAATTGTTATAAAAATAACTATATATTGTTTCTAAAACTAATCTGCACCGAGATTCGTGACACATGATACTTGAAAATTACCCCCAAAAACCCGTTTTAAGAGCCCTGAGGAGCATGTTTATCTACCCTTGAAGGCTTTGCCGTATCCTCTTGAAGCTAATCTACCCGCTACCTTAGGTTTTCTAGGAGAAATCTTATTCCCTTTTCTAGTTTTAATAACCATTCCACCGTCTTTACCTTGTGGAGTTTCTGCGTCTATCTCTTTTCTTTTATCTAATTGATCCAAAATTTTTTTAAATCTATCAAAATCTGTTTGGAATTTTATATCCTTATAAGTTTTTATTTTATAGTCAGTTTCACCATCAAGTACATTAACGGCTTCATTTATTTGTTTAGTTTTATATTTTAGACCACCACCAAAGGTTAAAACTTTATCAAGAAATAATCCGATTTTCTCGGTTAAATCTGCTTTTTTCTTATCATCAGCCATTATTTTTTACCTTTCATAGCACGACCATAGCCTCTTTTAGCTAATCTTCCTGCAACTTTGGACTTCCTGACCATGCCACCTTTTTTGGCATATAATAAAGCTGCACCTATTGGATTTTTTTTAGGCTTGGGATCTTTTTCTTTTTTAGCTTTTTTATCCAATCTTTTTAAAAGCTCTAATTCTCTATCCGTTAAATTTTGAAATGCTTCTTCCGCTTTTAACTTTTCTTCAAGAGCTTTTTTCTCCATTTCAAATTGTTCTTTTGTATCTGTTTTTTTAGTTTTATCGTCAGACATTATTTTTTCCTTACTGTTTGCTTTGCTCTTGCAAAAGCTTTAGCGGTAGGAGCACCTTTGGCACCCTTTTTACGCATCTTTTCACCACGTTTTCTTTTTGCATGAATGTTAGCATAAAGACCAGGGCGAGACATTATTTTTTACCTTTTTTCTTTGATTTCTTTTTACGGAGCATTTTAAAATCTGCACCTGTGATCTTGCCGTCTTTGTTTACGTCAAGTTTTTTCTGGCCTCCAACGAGTCCACCATTTTTCATAGTTATACCAAAATCGTTTCGCATGACATATTTGTATCATTAATGCAAGGTTTTTTCTATCTTTTTTTCCTTGACACAAGAGCAAGGAAGCACCACCAGATTATCTCCAAACGTAGCCACAGAATAGCCCTCTCCAAAACAAAGAGGGCAATCCTTCTTACTTAGGCGTTTGTATTTTCTTGAGGGATATATTTTTTTCCTGTTTTTTCCCATGCATCTTTTCCTAAAGCAATACATTGCTTGATAATGGTTTTAACAGGCAGTCCTGTCGTTTTTCTGATTTCAGCGACTATTGCATAATCTTCTAAATCTGCCGCTAAAGATTTATATTTCGTTATATCGGTCATAACGTGGCATCCTTTCTACCAAAGTTATAGGCATGAGATTCATTACAAAAGACACTCGTATAATATCCTTCATCGTTTAAAGTATTAGCTATCATTCTACCTTGAGTCATACACTGTTCTAAAGATACAAAAGGTGTATCCTCAACAAATACCTGGCACAAATCTTTATGTGCAATAACAGGACTAGCAATACAAATCGTCAATACCATTACATAAAACATTATTTTCCTGCTTCACCCCATGTCTTACCACTTCTCTCATTAACAAGACTGGGTACTTTTAATTTGTCTACGCAGTTTTCCATAATTTCCTTGACTTTATCAACTTCTTGGGAGTTTTCAAGACTTATATCTACTTCATCATGAATGGCAATCTCAGGTATGATACCTTCGTTATATAAATCTAACATTGCCTTCTTGGTTTGATCCGCAGCACTACCTTGAATTAATCTATTCAAAGCTTTAAATGTAAAGGCTCTACGAATATCAGATCCATATTCTATCTCAGCTTTATCTCTGGGTAAGGGTGTAGAGATCCCCCATCGATTAGGTTCCCACATTGGAAAACGACACTTACGACCAAGCAATGTCCTGATGTGTCCATGTTTACTTGCAGTTCGACTCGCAATCTCTTGGAGCTCTTTTACAAAAGGTACGGTTTTGTGATATCGATTAAGAATTACTTCTGCATCGTGAATCTCGAGCCCTAACTCAGTAGCCATTTTACCTTTACCCATACCATACATGATCCCTAAGTTTATACTTTTAGCTTCATCACGACTGATACTAGCCATGTCAGCAACCATTTGATGAAAGTCTACATCCTCACCACTATTGTATTGTTGTAAAATTTGATCGCTCCCTGATAGTCCACCTTTAGAACTTAAAGCATAGTGAACCAAGATGCGTGGTTCCTGTTGCGAGTAATCAAACACGTGCCACTTTTTTCCTTGCTCAGGTATAAAGATTTGTTTGATCATGTCCGCTATGTATTTGTTTCGTGCTGGCATCTGCTGAAGATTAGGATTGGAGTAACTCATCCGCCCGGAAACAGTTCCGCCTTTCTCACCCCGTAACTGATGGATCTCAGCATGGATTTTACCTTTGTAAGTATGTTTCTTAATCGTTTCAATAAAAGTAGTTCGGGCCTTATTTATCTCACGACACTTCACAACTAATTGTGGTAGTTCATGCGTATGGGTAGCTAAAAAATTTTTCGCAAAACTAGGAGCATTACTCTTCGGTGTGCGAAGATAAGGAATGTCTAAAGCATCAAACGCTTTAGCTACCGAAGCTGCCGCCCAGATTTCTACTTCAATACCTGATAAACTTTTTATTTGTTTTAAGATTTTCTTTTCTTCCGATAAGAGCCGTGTTTCTAGTTTCGTTAGATTATCCTCATCGATACAAACACCCTTCTTCTTCATAGCATAGGTTAAGGGTATAAGATTCGTTTCTAATTCACAAATGTGTCCACATTCTTCTTTTTCTATTTCGTGTTTAAGTCTTTCGTAAAGTTTTAGCGTGAGTACTGTATCTTGTTCTGCATACCCACCTACATACATCGGTGGTAATTTATACATCTCAGCTTTCGCATCGACTCCAAACTCTGAGGCAGCTTCCTGTAAGGCTGTTTCATTCTTTGTTTCGCCAATATAATCATAACCTAATGAATTTAGATTAAACCACTTTCTATTTTCATCAATCAAAGGTGCCATAATCATCGTATCATGCACACGACCATTAATAGTAAAGCCTTCTGCTTCTAGCCAACCCATATCATAGGAAGCGTTATGAAAAAGCTTAGGTGTATTAGAGGCTAAAATTTTTTGTAAAGGTCCTCGAATAATTTCTAAATCAAAATTACCACCCCCTTCATGGCGGATAGGAAAATAACCTTTCCAACCATCAACAGCAATAGCAATACCTGCAACAAAACCGTCTTGACGGCAATAACCGGGCCCGATTGTTTTTAAATTAGGATCACAGGTTTCTACATCAATACAGATCATCTCTGCGTCAGATAGATTAGGTACTTCCTGTGGTGGCACCCATTCAGGGGGAACTACAAATGGTTTTGGTTTATCGTTCATTTTCTTTAAGCACCTCTTTTACAACCTCAGATATATCCTCATGTAATATCTTTAACCACTTTTTATCTATCTGAACTGCTTTCCCTGGTTTTTTGTTTATGTCTTCTCTCTCTTCTGTTGTTAAACTAAGCCACAACTTACCACAATGATACATAATTCTCATTGAAATATCTCCGTAAATTCTCGGCTACTATTACTTCTAATAATATG